CTATAGAACCTATATCTATATCTTTTAACATATCACCTAAGATTTCTAATCTAGATTTTTCTATACCAGAATCTTCTGTTTTCTGTTTTCCCATTCTCATTAAAATACGTTCCCTAAAATCTTCTCCATCTAGGAAATATAAATCAAATACTAAGAATAAAGAGATATCATATCCACCTTTCAACTTAGTAACATATTCACCATCTAATAATGTATTAGGATAATTTTTGATTGTTAAACCTGTTTTTCTAACAAGTTCCTGTCTATTAATTAAATAGACAACACCTAAGTCGTCTATATATAATAAGTTTCTTTCTCCATCTGCCTTTTCAGTAACACAGTAATTTCTTCTAATATTTACATTATTTTCATATTCATCATTTGGAAGTCTAACAATGTTTTTAGTTTCTAAGGTTTTAGAGAAAGGGAATGATTGCCTAAAATTATATTGTTTAGTTAATGCCTTATATTTTCCTTTTAATTGTCTAATTTCATATTCACTTACTAAATTATCACTCTGTTGTAATATCTTTAATATTCTTTCAATTACTCCTATATAACTATTCAAAACAAATAAATCTTTGTCTCTTTTAGTTTTTCCTTCTATTTTGGTATTACTATTACCTAAATAAATAACTGATACTGAATATTCTAATTCATTCTCTAAAGTTCCTGAATTATCTAAACTCTTAAATGATACCTTCTTATTGTATTTTTCGTCATTTAATTCAACTTGTTCGTCATCCCGTAAAGAATTCCACCATACAGAAAATGATCTTTGATCACTTTTTGGTTTTTTAACATATTTCTTTTTATTAAATCGAATGTCCTTTTTCGCAAAAACACCTCCTTTATTAACAAATTCTTCCGTACTAGAAGATTTAGATATATTGAAATTAATTTGGAATAATTCATCACTACTTACGAAACTATAATTTTTAGTATAAGTATAATATTTATCATACTTAAATAACTCGCTTAACACTTTGGCACCACGAGCAGATTTACGAGTAATTCTCTTTTCTTCTTTTAATTCTAATTCTAAATTATAATTATTAATATTAAATTTATTATCCCTTCCTCTTATATTATCAAGTAGTTCAACACTCTCAATAACATCTTCTATTTTATTAGTTTCACAATACTTAATAATATTTCTATCTCCATAAAGTTTTAATATAATACTACTATCCCTAATACTAATATTAAGATGAGTATTATTTCCTTCTTCACTCTGTAAATTGAAATCTGAATTTTTTATCTTTTTCAATATACTAGTAAATTGACTCTGACTAAGTTTTTCATTATAATTGGTATTTACTGTTGTTTCCATTATACCATTATCTGACTTCCATTGTAGAAGTTTTGATATTTTTTCTTTTTCTTGTTTAAAAAGTTCCATTATTTATAATATATACTTATGAAAAAATTTAAATATAAATAAAAAAAAACTTCAATTTTTTTTATTGATATTATAATAAATTTTGATTTAATTTTATTCTTCTGACAATTTACCTTCTATTTCATTATATAAATCTTCTTTCTTCTTATTCCTATTACCTGATTTAATATTAATATTTAAAGTTTTCGCAATATCATGTAAATCAGATAATTTATATTTCCATAACTTCTCTAACTTTTTTGGTACCCATATAGTTTCTTCTGTATTAATATTTTCTGTTTTAGGTTCCATAGAATTAGATTGTAAATTCATATCAATTTCAAATTCTGGTTTCAAAATTGTTGATATTTTTTCCATAATTTCCCACGTAAATTTATGTTTTCCATCAACACCCAAAATAGGTTGGTAATAATTATTCTTCCTTAACATTACAATAAATTCCTTGTCTTTACTAAAATCATTTACCAAAGAATATAAATATGTTTCAGTATCTATAATTAATAAACATAGATTATAATAATCCGCTATATAAGTATTCACTTGTGGAATGAAATACTTACTGTTTAACAGATTTTCTTTAATCGCACTTTTCTTGAATTTCTTCTTTTTATAATTAAATTTCTTATATAATTCGTCTAACTCATATACTAACTCATTTCGACAATCATCAATCATTTTTTCTTTATGAATACTTCCCTTTAATATAAATTCACTATCAACTATATTAAGTATTGAATAATATAAACTGAATTTTCCTGGAGTTCCATAAATATAATAATTTTTAGGTTTGGTAAATAAAGGTTCCAAAAGAGGCGGAATATCCCTAATTTGGTCTTCCTTACATAAATATATTTTTTTATTATCTACTTTAGGTTTTTCCTCTAAGTTTTTTGCCTCCGTTTTACCTTTACATAAAGAATTAAATTCACTTCGAAAATCACTATTTCTTAATGTATTTTCCAGTTTATAATTATCAATACAGAAATCGGGGTTAATATTATCAATACCAATATCAATAATATTACCACTTTTATCAAAAAATTTTTGAACAGATGTTCTTAATTCGGTTGGGTTTAAATATTCCATTTATAATACTATTTCTACTATACTTTAAATAAAAAAAAATCAATTTTTTAAAATTTTAGGTTTTTTTAATTCTAAATAAGTTATAGTATCTTCAATATTATCAAATATTGGTATATTATATTTTTTAGCGTGTTCATAAAATATTCTACGAAATTCAAATATTTTTGATAAATCCAAATCTTTCCTTTTAGAAAAATATAATATATGTTGTTTTAATGGCAATATTACAACTGCGTCTGCTTTATATTCCCAAAATAAAGCACCTATTATTCTATAACCATATAGTTTAGACTGTTCTAACATATAATCTGCTCTTAAATAAGAAAGTCTTTCATCAATAGAATTGACGGAATTCAACCAATTTATATTTAAATTTTCTTTATTAAATAAAATATCTGAATCTATCCAACTTTTTTTCCCTACTTGTTTATTTACAAATGTAGTTTTTCCAGAAGCAGGAGGAGCCAAAATTACATATCCAGTTTTATGTTTAATATAATTTTTATCTAAATTATAATATGTTTCTTTTGCGTCAATAAATTTAGACAATTTCATAATATTTATTAAAATTATAACTCTAAATAATTTACGGTATATCAATATTACTCTCCGCATAATATAATTCATTTTGATCTATTTCATTTTCTCTTACATATTCAATTCCTTTATTAACATTTATAACTGGTTCATCATTATATATTTCTTCATTGATAGTGAAGTTTTCTTGAGGATAATTTTCCTTAATAATTTTTTTAATATTATCCCTTTTATTTGTTTCCATATTAAATAAATCTTTATTATTTACATAGTAAGAAACATGTTTATTCAAATCTAATAATAAATCAATAGGAAGTTTATTTAGATTTATAAAAATCCCATTACTATTTTCAGTATAGTGTATTCCTCCTTTCTTTATTATATTAAATATCTCAATATGTTCATATTCTCTTAATGTTTTACATTTATTTATAATAAATTTACGTATTTTATCTAATTCTTCTTCAACAATTTTATATTCTTGTTTTATCTCAACACCTAACATTTATATAAAAATAATATTTAAAAATTATTATTTAAACATAATAAGCTTTTATCAAAATATGGAAAATAAATCTAGAAAAAAAAGGAAAACTGAAACAGCATTATCAGATATAAATAAAAAAAATAGACATATAACAATTTATGATGATATTTATAAAGAAATAAGTGGCATAAAATATGATATATATTTAGTAAAAGAAAGTATTAGTGAAATTATAAAAAAACATATTTCAACTAGCTTACAGAGTGGCAATAAAAATAGCTTACAGAGTGGCAATAAAAATAGCTTACAGAGTGGCAATAAAAATAGCTTACAGAGTGGCAATAAAAATAACCAAAAAAAAAAAGATAAAATACTAAATTTGGAAAGAATTATAAAAGAAAATGAAATCAAGAGAGATGACGAAATGTCTGAAATTAAAAGTGAAATACAAGAAATTAAGGAAATGATATTAAGTATTCATTTTCAAAAAGTAAATATAAGTGAAGGAAATATAAGAGAAGTAATAAAAGACAATGATATGTCTTATATAAATTAAACATAAATGTAATAAATTATAAAGGTAATAAATCATAAAGGTCTAAATGGAGATAATGATTTTTCCCCCGCATTAGATAAATTTGTTGGATGACTTAACGGAGTTGGTAATTTATTTATAGTATCTTTATATTCTAAATATTGTGATATTTCTGTAATAATTCTATCAACAGAGTAGTCAATTACTTTTCTATCTAAATCTATAATTTGTTGTTTAATATTACAAGGATCATTTTTCGCATATTGTAAGAAAATAGATCTCATAATAATTTGTAATTGTAATTCTGATTGTCTAGCTATTTTATATCCAGTTCTCTTTACTATTTCGTTTATAATAGTATTTTGTATCATATCAATATTATTTTGTGAAAAAAATGTTCTATTAAGAACATTTTCACTATTTATACTTTTTAAAGAATTTTTAAATTCATATGGACTTCTTTCATTTTCATATAAATTATATGTTGTTCCTGGTTTATTATCAAAGATTACTCTACCATTCATTTACTTATATATTATAAAATAATTTTATAGAAAAAATCAATAAATCAAAAATTCAAATAATTTGTGAATTTAAATTAACAAAACTTTTCTCTACATTTTCTATTGTAAAATACATGATTACCTGTAAATTTTTATTTAAAATATTACCTCTTATACCAGTAAAAACCATACTAGTATAATCACTATCTACATCAAAAGTTCCCGTAGTATGACTCGATTTATTAGTAATATAAAAAACATTCATTAAATCATTTAGTGATTCTATATTTTTTTTCTCTGTAAATGCTGTACTGAAAAATATTTTATGTCCACTTTCTCGTTCTAAATAATTTATTAAAGTAGAATTTATTGTATCTAATTTAATATTCTTAAAAATAATAATATCACCTTCTAAATAATCTAATCTACTAAAATATGTTTTAGTCGTTATTTTAAGAAAATTCTTACTTACGGCTGGATCACTTGAAGAATTCTCATATTCTATTTTTTCTATTTCTAACTGTTCATTCCTAAACTTTAATTGATTACCCATATTATCTTTTATTTTTATAGTTAAAGTATTTAATGTATTCAATGGAACCGGTTTAAATACCTTAGGAAGTCTAGTAATATTCTTTAATTCTATAAACTTTTGTAATGTTGGTGTTCCTATATATATACTTGATAAAGCAGTCATATTAGCAAAACTATTATTCAAATTACTATTGGAACCATATACAACATTACTAAATTCGTCAATATGAATACTCAATAATGGGAAATCCAATAAATTTACATAATTACCCTCCTCTAAATATACCTTCCTATTTGGTATTAACATTTTCTCCAAATATAATGATTTAATATTCTTTATTGATATAGGTATAGATAAAGCATTACTACCTTGATATGTCTTTATTTCAGACCTTTCATCATATATTGTAACATCAGTTCCGTGCTCATTTGTTACGTGTTTTAAATATGTAGTTCTTATATCTTCAACACTGGTTTCACTTGCGTTAAATCTCACTTGAAAATCAAAAACACTTTTATAACTATTTATCCAATCCCTATTAGTAGTATCCACTAATACCTGAATTTTATTTATTTCATATTTTACATCGTCATTTTTAACTAAAAAAGATTGCTGATTTTCGTCTTCTGAAAAATCACTATCCGTTTCACTATTATCAGTTTGATATACTATATGATCCGGATTATATAATAAATTACTCATTTATAATATATAAATTAAATATTTTAAATCTATTTACTTCATTTATTTTTTCTTTTTTCCTTTTCCCTTAATCATAACTTTTTTGGGTTCTTCCTCATTTTCTTTCTCTTTAACTACTAGGAATTTCTTATATTGTTTGGATAAAATATCCAATTCTTCTAACCAAATATCATATGTTTCTTTCTCATCCAAATTACTATACATTTCAGTTTTCATATCTTTTTCCTTATTTAATTCTTCTATTCTTTCCTTTGTAAGATTATAAATAGGCATTTTGATTAAATAATCATAGTTATCTTCAACCATAGGATAATCTCTCTCACTCAATTGGTCTAATAGATTTTGCTTAGTTCTATTACTAATTATAATATCCCCCGCAATAAATTCCATAATAAATCTCACTCTCGCATTTAAAATAACTAACTCATTTTTCAAACTTTCAAGTTGATACTCCTTTCTCTTTACATAACAGTTCAACCGAACCATAAAGTAATTCTCTAAAATATCATTTACTGTATTATATTTTCTCAGGAATCCCTTCTCATCATACATAACCATATTAGTCATGCTTATCTTACTTGTAAGTTTGAATACTCTCTCAAAGATATTCTGTCCATCGTCATTCTGTTCCTTATAATAAGTTAAATCGTCCAAATCATCTGGATGAAGTGTCAGTTTGAAATGTACCTTTGAATCAGTACATTGAGAAGTATAATTCCTTATATACTCTTTCTTCTTCCCCTTCTTATCCTTACTATTATCAATAAGCATAGTTTCTAGGAATTCCTTATACTTATCTGTCCAAGTTCTAATAGGTAATTCAGTAATTTCAATTGTAGTATCATTTACTACATTATATTTACCTCGTGAAATATACCTATTCTCATCTAATTTCTCAATTGTTCCCGTATATCCTCTATACCAAGGTCTCAACTCTTTTAAATCTTCCTGTAGGTTAATAGTTTCGTCTTTTAAACTCTTCTTATAATTATTAACCATAATCTTAATATTTTCAATAATCTCCAGAGGATTAAAGGAAGGAATGAATGAACTCCATCCTGTTCCAATGCCCTCCGAACCATTTACCAAAATCATTGGAATAATAGGAATATAATGCTCTGGTTCTACTAAATTTCCATCATCGTCATTATACTTTAAAACATTAAAGTCTTCCTTATTGTAAATATATGGAATAATATCCGGAATATGTGTATGAATATACCTAGGTTGTGCTGAATCGCTACCACCCATAATCCTGGTTCCAAACTGTCCCACTGGTTCCAAAATATTAATATTATTAGAACCAATAAAATCTTGTGCCATATTTACAATTGCTCCTTGAAGAGAAGCCTCGCCGTGATGATAACCACCGTGTTCGGAAACATATCCCGCAAATTGTGCCACTCTTATTTCCTTTAAAAGTTTCTTCTTAAAAGCACAGAAAAGGATTTTCCTATGCGAAGTCTTAAGACCATCAACCAAACAAGCCAAAGACCTCTTATTATCGGAATTTGAGAAGTGTATTAACTCTCTATGAATAAATTCTTCATGAGTTACATCACTCTTTGTATAATCTAATACTTTATTCTTATCGTGATTCGCCAACCAATCTTTTCTTTTATCAGCCAATTTCTTATTGAACGCTAATTCAATTGCTTCATCACTTGTTTCTTCAATAAATTTATAATTCACAATCTTCATATCTTTAAAATATTCCTTTGCTTCCTTAGGTGTGCTCGTGCCTAACCCTTTATAATATTTGATTGACCAACCTTTTTGTCCGTCATTTTTCTCCTTCCAATTTTCATAATCACTCAGATTATAAAACGATTTAACTTGCTTTCCCTTTGTTGCCTTAACAATAGGGGTTAACATTGACTTATTAAATCCTTCTAATCGGAATAACTCCGGCCATAATGTTTGAAATAAATTAAACAGAAGACCTTTAATATGACTTCCATCCTCATCTTGATCCGTTAAAAGCATTACACTTCCATAACGTAAATCTTTTACTGATTCATATTTCTTACCACTTTGAAGACCTATAATTTTTTTCAGGTTTACAATTTCTGTATTTTCACCTATCTTTTTTAATAAATTCTTATCGTCTCCCTTCACATTTAAAACTTTCCCTTTTAAAGGGAATACTCCATATTTATCTCGACCAATAACACTTAAACCTGAAATGGCTAGTGCCTTTGCTGAATCTCCTTCCGTTAGGATAAGAGTACATAAATGAGACTTCGCAGAACCTGCCCAATTCGCATCATCCAACTTTGGAATACCTCGAATATTTGTTTTCTTTTTACCGTCACTTTTTTTAAGGTCTTTATTTTCCTTAAAAGCAGATAGGTTCATTGCGGTTTCCATTAATCCCATTTTCGCTATTTTATCAATAAATTTGGTATCCAGTTCACACTTGGAACCGAATTTCGACATTGGAGTTGTTAAAAACTCCTTGACTTGACTATTAAAACTAGGATCATTCACCAAACACCTTATAAAGACGAATAAATTCTCCTTGATATGTGCCGGTTTAACTATAACCTTTTTCTTCTTCTGAATATAATCTGCCAGTTTCTTTGTTACTTGATTTGTTATATATTCTACGTGTTTACCACCTTGATAAGTTGTAATACCATTTACAAATGATACTTGTTCGAATTGTTGTGTAGGATTCATCGCTACACAAATTGCCCACCTATCATTTATCTCTTGATATAATCTAGGAACTTCTTTCCTATCACCTAAATATAAATCCGTGTATTTCTCAAAAGACTTACACTCTAACTTCTTATCATTAAGATAAATTGTTATTGTTGGGTCTGTAATTGCTGACGCGTCATAAGTTCTTTTTGTAATTAATGTAATCATATCTTCAGTTAATCCTTCAGAACCGAATTTCTCAAAATCCGGATAATATGTAATTTTAGTATAGGGTTTTCCTTTATTAGAAGTAATTTTCGGTTTGTCTTTTTCAGACATATTATTCCTAAATGTTTGGATATATTTCTTATGTAATGTATTATCTACAGTTTCTATAATAAACTGTTTTGAGAAAATATTTGCGAGTTTCCCACCATAACCATTCTTACCTCCGGTAACCTTTTCCTTCTTGTCATAATTGCCAGAAGTTAATAGGTGTCCGAAAATAAGTTCTGGAATATAAATTCCTTCTTGACTATGCTTTTCAACTGAAATACCTTCACCGTCATTATAAACGGAAATCCAACCTTCCTCCTTATTAAAAGCTACTTTAATAGTTCTAACAGGAATAAGGTCGTCACCCTTTTGAATTAATTGTTTTAATCTTACAATTTGGTCTAACGCATTAACTAAAATTTCATCGAAAATCTTATATTCACCAGGAGTATAAGTAATTTTCTGTTTTACCATTTTTTTTAATTCTTCCGCGTATATCCAAATTTCTTCTTCTGTTTTATCCATTGAACCTACATAAGTATCAGATACTTTAAGAACGTGTTCAACGTGGGTATATTTCGTAATACCACTCTTATCTTTACCAGATTTTTTATTAGTTTCTTTTGAAGACATTTGTAATTAATTATAATATCAAATAAATAATTCAATTTTATTATTACGAAATCAATTTTTTAAATCAAATTAAATTTCAATATTTTTTTATCATAATATATTAATAGTTTATATGAAAAGAATAGTTATATCCAAGAAAAAAAATAATAGATTTAACGGAAAATATAAATCTAGGAAAAATAATAGGATATTAGTAGGGGGAAATAAATATGATTTAACCTTGGAAAAATTATACTTACCTTCTCCAGAAAATTTAGTTTTAAAAACGGATGATAGTATTTTGGATTTAGCATATAATACCCTTCAAATGTATAATGTTGATGTTAAAAAGGAAGATATTAAAAATAATTTTATGAAATATATAGGATTAGTAAAAGATGCAGTAGAGAAAGTTAATAATAATTATGAAATGGATTATTCCAGAGATAGTAATGTATTACTAAAAAAATTTAGTGAAAATTATAATAATTACGAAATGATAGAATTAGTAGGTGCTTTAGATTATAGTGTTTCTATTTTTAGTGAATATAAATCTTTAGGAGAAAATAAAGGAAAAAGACTTATTTTAGACAAAATTTATCAAAAAAAAATGGATATGATGAAAGAAATTGATAAAGAAGATCAAGAATATCAAGAAACATTCAATAAATTAAATGAAAGTCTTATGTCAAATGAACAATTTTATGATAAATATGATATTAATATAGAACATAAAGGTGGAGCAATAGTTCAAAAAGGAGGCGTGGCTTCCTTTATGAAAGCTTTTAGTAAATTTGGTATGGTTATGGGTGCTTTACCAATTATTACACAAATTATGACACACTCATTCCATTATAATATTTTTGAATTTATAACAGGAACTGAAAGAGAAAATCTTAGGAAAAAAATTTTAAAACAAGTTATGAATAAAGGAAAACATTCTGGTAATGAAGACGAAGAAGGTGAAGAAGACAAAATAAAAGAAGTAACCTCTTTAAAAGGATTTTTAGATAAAATAGAAAAATTACAAGAAGACGTATATGAATTAGATTTATATCTTAACTCTTTCTTTATGAGTTATTATTTAAAAAAAGACAAAAAAGAAAAGGTATGGGAAGATTATACAGATATATTAAGAACAAAGAGAGACATTAAAAGATCAAATGATCCTTTGGACCAACTGAAGTCAGACCTTGGAAAATTAGATATAAATTTAAACCCTAGTTTTTTATTTAAAAAAATATCAGACATTGGAGAAGAAACAGAAGCAGAAGCAGCAGCAGAAGCGGCAGCACCAGCAGCAGAAGCGGCAGCACCAGCAGCAGAACCACCAACAGAAGGGACTGATCCTATAGAACCAAATAATACTAAAAAAGCAGTAGTATCAGAAAAAATTATAAATGTGAGACCAGACGGTAGTTTGGAAAATAAAAAATTAGAGAGACAAATGGAAAGATATAATGATGTTCAATCTACCAAAGAACAAGAAATAAAAGAAGAGAGAATAAATGAATATTATGAGACGGCAAAACCAATAGTTGATTTATTAGGTATTATGTGGGATCAATTAAGAGGAACTTTTGCAGAACAAGATGCGGAAGCTTTAAAAAAAGCGGGTGTATCATCAGAAGCAGCAGCAGCAGTAGTAAAAGAAGAAGAAGTATTAGAACCGATGAATCCTTTTGATTTACTAGCAGCCCTTATGTCTTTATCAAAAGGAGAATATCCAGATTTCGCAATGGAAATGTTACCAGTTCTTATGTCTACTATGCCTCATTTAAAAGGACCATGGAAAAAATTTTTTGATAAAATGAATAAAGATAAGGGTAAAGGTAAAGGTAAAAGAAAACAATTAAATGAAAAACAAAGAAAACAGCATCACGAGGATCAATATAAAGAAAAGAAAAAAAAAATGGATGAAGAATATGGAGAGAATAGAAGAAATAAAACAGAAGAACAAATTAAAGATGAAAACAAAACATTACTTAATAACCATCAAAACAATAAAGCAAGAATAGAAGCGGACAAAGAATTTCAAACAGCACAACAAGCTAAAATAGACGCAGACACAAATTTAAACAAAAATAAAAAAAAGATTGCGGAAAAAGATAAAGAAATAGAAGGTTGTGAAGCAGAGTTGAAAGAGCCTAATTTATCACCAGCAAAAAAAGCAGAGATTAAAAATAGAAAAAACGCAGCAATAAACGAAAAAACGGACTTAGAAACAGAAGCTACAACTAAAAATTTAGAAACTAAAGCACAAGAAGCACAAACTGAATATGCTGACAAGTTAGACAAAAAAACAACAGCTGACAAAGACATGTACGGCGAAACAAATGATCCAGGAATTGGAAGATTAGAAAAAGAAAAATTAGAAGCACAAAAAGCTAAAGTAGATAAACAAAAAAAATTTGATGAAGCTGAAGCTGAATTCCAGAAACATCCAGATAATAAAGATTTAGAAAAAGCAAGAGACGACGCAAGAGGTGATTTAGACACAGCGAATGAAAACTTCGCTAACAACGAATTAGAATTAAATAAAGCACACGGTAAACAAGCTCAACTTGACGCTGATTTAGAACTTGATAGAATTGAAGCTAAAATGGATATTAATAAAACAGAATTAAAAAGAAGGAAAGATATGGGTGATAAAAAAGAAGCAGCATTCGAAGAAGATATTAAAAACAGACAGAATAAAGCAACAAAAAAAAAAGATTTAGATGAAGCAGACTAAAAAGAAAA